GACATGCGCAATCCGTTCATCCCCTCTCGTTCCCGCATCTGCAGGCTGGCCGATACGGTCCTGATCTTCGCCGTCTCCGCTGCCGGCCTTTCCGCTGCTGTCGTGTCGCTCCTCTTGCAGGTGACGCGATGACGATGAACCCGTTCGATCAAAATTCGCTCTACGAAGCGCACCTCCATGCCTGCTTTGCCGCTGTTCGTGAGGGCTTCCCTCACCTGACGGTCGGCGAGATCGTCGATCCGCCACACGAATGGTTTGATGCCGCCCTAGCCCGCCAGGTCGTCATGCACCTGATGATCGCCGAGTTGAAGTGGCCGAAGCGCCGGGTGGTCCAGATCGAGGACCGCTCACGGGAAGCGATCAATCGTGCTTTGCGCACCATAGACGGCCGGCTGGAGAGCCTCCGGTTCGCAAGCCATTACCGTCTGATGGCCCAGCGCGCCCGCTCGCTCATCTCCCTACAGACCACCGCAGAAGAAGCAGTCGCATAATGGCCGAGTTCAAACGCATCCTGATTTCCGACATCGTCATTCCCGAGCGCCTGCGCGCGGTAGAGGAAGAACATGCCTTGGCGATCGCCCAGAGCATCGTTGAGCACGGGTTGATCAACCCGGTCACCGTGCGACTAACCCCAAGTGCAAAGGGTGGCAAATACACTCTTGTCGCCGGGGCTCATCGCATTCGCGCCGAGGAGATCAACGAAGAGATCGAAATCGACGCGATGATCGTCACGGGCGACAAGGCCGAAGCGCAGCTCATCGAGATCACGGAGAACCTCTTCCGCAACGAGCTGTCCGTGATCGACCGGGCCGTTTTCGTGCAGTCTTATCGTGAAATCTGGGAGCAAAAGCACGGGAAGATCGAGGCCGGCAGGCCAGGAAATAGGATCAACTTGATCCAATTATTTGAGGACGAAAGCGGCGCGGGTTTCTCTAAGCACGTTGCTGATCGCATGGGGGTTTCCGTGCCAGCGATCAAAAGGCTCAACCAGATTGCCCAGAACCTTCATCCTGACGTGCGCGCTGCCGTACGCGGCACTCCGGTCGCCGACAACCAGTCCGCCCTACTCAAAATTGCCAAGATGGAGCCGCTGAAGCAGCGCCAGGCGGCCCTCGCCTTTCGCGCCGAACCGGATCTAAAAAAGGCTCTCGCCCTCGTCGATCCTCCGCCACAGCTTTCGAAGGCGCAGGTGGAGCAGGCAACTTTGCTGTCGCGCCTGGTCACCGCCTGGGAAGACGCCAGTGAGGAAACCCGCAGCCAGTTCCTCGATCATATTGGCTTGGGCGATGCGCCCGATCATCTGATGACCGAGATCCGCAGCGAGGCCGGTGATGAGTAAGCACCCAGGCCAGCTGGACTTCTTCCTGGAGCCTCTATTTCCGGTTCGCCAACGCGCGACCACGATCGATATCGAGCGCTTCCGCGCGAAGCTCAAGCGCGCAATGTCGCAAGCTGTTCGGGAGTGCCCCTATGGCCGCGAGGTCATTGCGGCCCGTATGGCGCAGTATCTCGGCCTGCCCAACCTCTCAAAGACGACGCTGGACGCCTACACGGCCGAGAGCAAGACGACCCACGACATCAGCCTCGTCCGGTTCAAGGCCTTTGTTCGCGCGACCGATGCGCTTTGGCTGTGGGATCTGATCGTCGCCGAGGACGGGCTGACAATGCTCGAAGGCGATGAGGCCAGATTGGCGGAGATCGCGCGCCTCCAGCAAGAGCAACGGGCGCTCGCGCAGGAGCTGAAATCGCTCCGCTCCATTCCGATCAACATCAAGAGACGGGGACGGTAAGACGTGAAGCAGTTCTACTCCATCTCAGAGCTGGTCGCCGCCAACCTCCCGGATCTGCCACGCACAGAAAAGAGCCTGGATAACCTCGCTCGCGCAAAATGGCGCGGCAATGATGCCACTGCTCGACGGGTGCCGGGTAAGACCAAGCCGGTCTGGGAGTATCACATTTCCCTGTTGCCGCAGGCCGCGCAGACACGGCTCCTCATCGTTCACTCAGCGCCTGCAAACGATGACCGCAACCTCAAGGCCGAAAAGAAGGCTGCACTTTGGAAGAGGTTTGAAGCTCTTTCGAAAGACCACAAAGCGGCTTGCGAGGGGCGTCTGAAGCTCCTCCTGGAAATCATGCGGTTGACCTCAGCAGGCATTCAGGTCGTGGCTGCAATCTCCATGGCTGCAAAGGGCCGTACCGTTAGCCAGCGGACCTATTACAACTGGCTCAGCATGGTGGAAGGCATCGATCGCCAGGATTGGCTGGCGGCGCTTGCACCTAGCTTCTCGACCGAGCGCCCGAGGTCGGACTGCGACCCACGCGCCTGGGAATATCTCACCTCCGACTATCTAAGGGCAGAGGCGCCCAAATTTTCCAGCTGCTACCGCCGAATGATGAAGGCCGCTGAGAAGGAGGGCTGGAAGCCGATCCCCCACGAGCGATCGCTCCGCCGCCGGCTCGACGCCGAGGTTTCGGAAGCGGTCCAGAAGCTGGCTCGCAACGGGAAAGAAAAGGCAAAGGGTCTCTACCCTGCGCAACGCCGCACCCGTTCGCACCTGCATGCCATGCAGATGGTCAATATGGACGGGCACAAACTCGATGTTTTCGTGCGCGTGCCTTGGTCGCCGCAGCCGGTTCGCATGTTCCTGGTCGGCATCCAGGATCTATATTCCGGCAAGATCCTCGCGTGGCGCCTCTCAGACAGCGAAAATAAGGAAACGGTGCGCCTCGTGATCGGCGATATGGTCGAGCAATTCGGCATTCCCGACCGCATCTATCTCGACAACGGCCGATCCTTCGCTTCGAAATGGATTTCAGGTGGCGCTGCCACACGCTACCGTTTCAAGGTCCGCGAGGAAGATCCGGAAGGCCTGCTGGTCACGCTCGGCATCGAGCCGCGCTGGACCAATCCCTACTCTGGTCAGTCCAAGCCGATCGAGCGCGCCTGGGGCGATCTCGCCGAGAACATCTCGAAGCACCCCTTCTGCGCCGGCGCCTATACCGGCAACAAGCCAGACGCCAAGCCGGAAAACTACGGCAACCGCGCTGTACCGCTCGAAGATTTCCGAGCTCATGTGGGGCGCGAGATCGTCGAGCACAACGTTCGGACCGGCCGCAAGGCACAGACCTGCAAGGGCCGAAGCTTCGACGAGACCTTCCAGGCCAGCATCGACGCCGGCGCCATCGTACGCTGGCCCACGGCTGCACAGCGTTCGCTTTGGCTTCTCGCGTCTGAAGTCATCCGTGCACAGAAGGGCAGCGGCGAGATCCACTACCATGGCAACCGCTACTGGAGCCGCGAACTCAACCAATACGCAGGCCAGAAGGTCACGATCCGCTTCGACCCTGACAACCTGCACGGCTCGATCAAAGTCTACGACTTGAAGAACTCGCTGATCTGCGACGCCGCTTGTATCGCTGACGCGGGCTTCGACGATCAGGAAGCCGCTCGACAGCACGCCCGCAAGCGGCGCGATTACCAGAAGGCGATTGCTGCCGAGAAAGCCGCTCAGACCGCCCTCTCCGCCTCCCAGCTCGCCGACATCCTCACAAGGGGCGAGACTGCGCGCGCCAAGCACGAGCCCATCCAGCCGAAAGTCACCCGCTTGGTCAGGGGCAATCTGGCGCTCCAGCAGCAGCCGGCTGCAGACGATGGAGCCTTCGAAGACAGCTTTTCCCGCGCCTTGTCCCGAGTGGCTGGAGAGAGCGCGGTCATCCAATTCCCGCAGGGGGATCGGTCGGGAAAGTAGTGCGTCCGACCGCAATTGCAGAGCCGAAATGTAATGCGTCCGGTTCCCACAAAAAAATTGGGCGAGGTCAAAACCTCGCCCGCCAAATCACCCCTCACGGGGACACAAAAGGAACCTTAGAATGAACAAGCATGTCGACACAAGTAGGCTAACCGGCTGGGAACAGCTCGATCCCAATATCGACTTCCTGAACAAGCACGTCGACGACATCGACGATTGGCGCTCGATCCGTGAGCAGGTCGCGGAACTGGCGATTGCCAATTCCTGGAGCAAGGCAGAAGTCACCCGCCGCAGCGCCATGAAGGACGGCACCTTCAGCCAGTGGTTTTCCGGCACCTATCTGGGGCGCCTCGATAACCAGAACCGCCAGATGAAGCAGTGGGTTGACGCGGTGAAGGAAGCCGCAGCGATGCCGGCAATCCCGATGTCGCCGGCTTTCGTCAAGACCCGCATCGCATCCGAGATCACGCAGACACTGCAGTGGGCACAGATGACGGCCGACCTGGTCATGATCACGGTCGGCGCTGGCTTTGGCAAGACGGCAACCTGCCGCCATTACCGGGCAACCCATCCGCATGTCTATCATGCGACCGTCAGTCCCCACACCAGGACCGTGCATGGCATGCTGGTCGAGCTTGCCGCCGAGCTTGAGGTTCACGAAAACAACCCGGCTAAGCTCACCCGCGCAATCGGCGCGAGGCTCCAGCGTATTGGTGGCGGTTCACTGCTCATCATCGACGAGGCTCAGAACCTGGTCGACGACGCTATAAACCAGCTCCGGCACTTCTCCGACATCTATCAGTGCGGGATCGCACTGGTTGGCAACGAGGAGGTTTATTCCCGCTTTGCCAAGCAGGCGAGCGGCAAGTCCTACGCGCAGCTCAAGCGCCGGATCGGCAAGCATCTGAAGCGCCAGAAGCCATATGCCGAGGATATCTCGGCCTACATTGCGGCATGGGGCGTCACCGACCACGACAGCTCAAAACTGCTGACCGGTATCGGCATGAAGGGTGGCGCGCTCGGTCAGATCGACAAGACAATGAAGCTCGCCAGCATGGTCGCCCTAGCTGATGAACGGTCGGTCACGGTCAGAGACATCCAGGATGCCTGGAGAAACCGCGACGTGGAGGATCTGGGATGAGCAGAGCCCTTCCAAGACTGAGCGACAATCTTGGCGCCCTTCTCCGTCAACTCTCGCCTTTCGAGCAGATGGGCGAAGGAGAGGTCGCAGAGATCGGTGCTGACAGCATCAAGGTTATCACCCGAAACCTGCGTCTGATGCGGACGATCGCGACCAACATGGAGACGGAACTGAACGTCTACCGCCTGATGGACGCCGGCCGGGTTTACACCGCAACGGTCGAGCAGCTCGCGCAGGATGCAGCCGTCGGTCTGGTTCTTGAAACCACAGGCAACGTCATCACGCCTAACTTCGGGAGGAAGCGCTGATGGGCCCTCAGCTTCCTTCTGAATATTTGTTCGAGATTTGCCAGGATCTGAAGCCAGCTGTTCATGGCGGCAGGTACATCTCTAGCGAGGACGTCACAAGCCTCGTCGAACGTCTCAACACCGCGATCGCTCTGGCGGTCGAGGTGGAAGAAGAAAAGCGCATCCTTGAGCGACAGCAGCGGCTCCTGGGCGGCCGGCAGGTCGGGCTGGCGCTGGTCGGCAGCAATGTCGTCGCGTTCCCTTCACACGCTCCTCCGGGAGGCGGAAGGGCATGAACAATTCCATCCTGATCAACGCCACGATCGAACTTCCGCTTCACCAGCTGGTTGAAGCGGTTGGCCCGGAAGTTAGTCGGGCGCTGGTCCACGGGTTTGCGAAGCCGGTGAAGAACCGGCCCCCGGACAAAGCTCTTGATGTTGCAGTCGCTCGCGTCGTCGGCGCGCTCGATCACTGGGAAAGAACCACTCACACGGTTGGCGAAGCCAATGCCCGCGAGCAGCTGATCAGGGCCGTCCGCACGCTTAGGGCCACCGTCATCAGAAATCGGAGAAAGTAGAATGGAAGCTGTCATCCTCGAAGAACGCACCGATGGCGTCACGCTCATCAACGGCAAGGAATACATGACCGATGCGAAAGGCGCCTTCGTGCCGCTTTCGCTGGTCAAGCCACAACATAAGCTGGAAGACGAAACGGTTAGGAAAATCATCGACTACGCGATCGACCTCAACGCCCAGATCGCGCGTTTCCGAGGTCACACGATGACCGACCTCGGCGGCCTCGATGCGCTTATCGCGCAGGAGTACGGCGCCAAGATCGGTGGCGCCAAGGGGAACCGCACGTATCAGACGATCGACGGGTTGATGAAAGTCCAAGTGCAGGTCGCCGAGCAAATCGACTTTGGATCGGAGCTGCAGGTGGCAAAATCGATCATCGACGAGTGCCTGACGGAATGGTCGGCGGATAGCCGCGCAGAGATCCAGTCGATCATCACCCGCGCTTTCAACACCGACCAGGAAGGCAAGATCAACCGCGCCGAGATCTTCATGCTGATGAGGCATCAGATCGAGGACCCGCGCTGGCAGCGCGCCATGGATGCGATCCGTGACGCGATGCGGGTGACCGGCTCGAAGGAATACGTCCGGTTCTACACCCGCACCAAGATCACCAACGCGTGGCAGGCGGTCACCATCGATCTGGCGAAAGCGTGAGGGCGCCATGAGCACAGAAAACGCAATCAAGCATCTAGATGCGGCGATCAAAGCCCTCTGCCTCGAAGCCTATCGGGCCGATGATCCGGCGGACCTAAGCGCGCTGGAGCATTTCACGATCGCAGAGGACCTGAAGCGCATTGACAGCGCGATCGGCCCCAAGGGTGGGAGCATCTTCGCCCGTATCGCTGACAGCATCCAAGAAGCTTACGTCGAAATCCTCGCGGCACGCGCAGTGTTGGCGACAGATTTACCCACCCAGGGAGAAGGGCCGGACTCCGCTCCAATATCGACCATTCGGGGGATTTGAAAATGAAACCATCATTTTCCCATCGCCTTGCCGAGGAGTTCAGTGAAATTAGGGGGTTCTACATTGTCAGGCCCTTGGCCGGGGCTCGGTCTGAACAAAGCAGCAAGGATAAGAGCGCGATCCTCCTTGACTGCCGCTTGTTCCGCGATGAGGTGGAAATAGGTGTCCATCATCGTGTGCCGCTGCCTTGCGTCGTCGAGCAAGGCAAGCGAGCGGAGATTGAAGCGGACGACAAGTCTGATTACCCAGAGGTACAGGGCAATTGGAAGGGTGACTACTACCAACCTGCTGATCGCAGCGATAGCAAGCTGTGTGCCAGTAGGCTGAGCCGGGAGCCCTTGCATGGTTGCTTCGCCGATGTGGCGAAGGATACCGAGCGTGAAATCCAAATAATATATCGCCAACAACGGCACTCCCAGCAGCAACACTCCAAGCACAACGGAAGAAGCCCAAAAGCTGACCCCCGCAGAGCTGGCCCGATCATCCCAAAGCTTCTTGGCAGATATTGTTGCGAGCCCCTCTTTCAGAGCGGCCAATTGGGCGTTCGCAGCTGCGGCTTTCTCCTGAAAATCACGAAGTTCGGCTTCCTGATTTTTCATGTTCTTTGCGTATGCGGTGGCGGCATCTCTCATCGAAGTTTCCGTCTTGCCCAGAGCTGCTACCGCATCTGCTTGCAACTTTTGGCCATCGATGACGGCCTGGGTAATTTTCTCAAGCCGATCTCGCATCGGGTCGAGAATATCCTTGGCACCATCGTCGAAAGCTTTTTCCACTGCTCCGAGACGTCCCTCGATATAGGCAAGGCTGGTCACCTCGTTTTTCCAAGCGGCATAGCTAGCGAGTTCGCTATCAAGAAGGGTGCTCCCGACGCCGCTCTTCACCGATTTAACTTGCACTTGGATAAGCCGTGTCTCGTACAGGTAACCAGCAACCACCGAGGCCAAAGCGGCGGTGTTAAATTGCTGGGTGTGGAGCCAAGCTATAAGTGCTTTGAATGCGTCGCGGGAGATCGCCGGAATATTGGGGAAGAGAAGGGGCGTATCCCCGTCGTTCGACCCGCCCTCTTTTTGATAAGTTTCAAGATATTTCAATACATTGCCAGTCGCTTCCGTGATGGCAGTCCGCATACCACGGGCGTCCGGCGGCACTCCCGTGTTAAGCCAATTCGCCGCCTCGTTGTGCTCGCGGATGAACTCAAGGTCCACCTCAACGCCCCGTGCTCCGCCGAATGCAGAGCTAATTCTCTCAAACGTCACGCGATCCAACTCACCACTCCAAATAGAAACGCTCCTACCAACGATCTACCGGCGGCAAGGATTGTTCAAGGGATTCTTCTACCGGCGCAATGCCTCGCACCGAGGCAGGCCGCTGATGCATAGCACCTGGTTCGACGCCGCAACAAAAATCATCGACAACGTCCATCGCGCGCTGCCGACAGACGCGCATCTCACAACCCGGAAGCGCGCCCTGCGCGAAGCGCGGCCCAGCGGCTTCATCTCGACGAGCTGGAGCCGAAAGGTCTGGCAGAAGGCCCAACGGCAGTATCTCCAAAAGTTTGGCCTGAAGCCTCGGGTCGGCCAAGCTCCCTCTCTCACCCCTTGAAAAGCTGATGCAGCGCAACGGAGACACCAAGTGAACTCTTCCATCGCAGCCATTCATATTGCCAAAAAACAGCTCAGCCTGGACGACGACACCTACCGCGCGAAGCTCATGAACATCACCGGCAAGCGATCCACCAAGGATATGTCGGAAGACGAGCGCCAGCGTGTCATTACCGTTCTCCGCAACGATGGCTTTAAGCCGGTTCAAAGTGCTCGTCGGCCGGACGGTCGCCTGCGCCTGTCCGGCAAGTACGCGCGCAAACTGCAGGCGCTGTGGATCGCCGGCTGGAACCTGGGCATCGTGCGCAATCGTGAGGACGCAGCGCTTCAGACGTTCGTCACCGGCCAGACTGGCCTGACTGCCGAACGTTTCCTCCACCATGCCGAGGACGCCCGCAAGGTGATCGAGGCCCTGAAAAAATGGATGGAGCGCGAAGGCAGTGTCGACTGGTCCGACGACGTCAAGATGGCAGGATATCTGCGCAGCGACGGCTATCGGATCGCCCGCGCGCAATGGGCGATCCTCAGCCCGAAAAGCCGCAACGACTTCTGGCCTGTCGTCACGGAGCTGGTCGACCAGACCACGTTGTTTCGAGACTTCACCGACCAGCAGTGGATTACGGTGATGAACCATTTCGGCAATCAGATCCGCAAGCTGAAGGCGGTGCAGGCATGACCCATCCGCATCAGGTCACCGATCGCGCGATCCTCCGCTATCTGGAGCTGGTCTACGGCTTCAATTCCGAGTTCTTCAGAAACCGCATTGCGACACTGGCCGAGCGCGGCATCAAGGAAGGCGCGACCGGCGTCATCATCGAAGGCGTGAAGCTCGTGATCCGCGATAGCCGCGTCGTCAACGTCATCGAAAAGCAGATCCCGTCCTGCGCGCGGTGGAGCATCCAGGAGCCCGCCGACTAATGGCAACCGCGCTCCCGCTCTTCAACTGGCAAAAACAGGCGGAGCATATCCGGCTGCAGGGCGACCGCGAGCAGCTGCTTGTGCGGATCGCCAAGCTGCGGCCGCATGCTCATAAACGCCTGGCGCTGGAAGAGCGGGTGCGACACCTCACGCTTCGGCAGATCGAGCTTGAAAACGAACTGTTCGGCAGGGAGCGCTCGCAATGACCGTGCTGCCGGGCATCCTTGCCGACATCGCAGATATCGCCGGCCCTGAAGCTGCTTTGAAGATTGCACAAAGCCATGGCGGCACCCGCGTCGATCTCCCGCCGCAGGCCAAGGAAGGTCATTGGCTGACCGAGCTGCTCGGCTTCGAGGCCGCCGACAAGATCTGCCGAGGCCTCGCCGTGATCGACGCAGACGATCGCCGGGTCGGATTGCAGCGGTGCGTTATCCCTCGCGGCGCTGCATCTCTCCTCAAGACGGCTCGCAGAAAGGCCGCCGAGGCTCTTGACGCGGGACGGAGCGTGCGAGAGGCTGCGCGGATATCGGGCTTGCATGAGCGCACGATATTTCGCATGAAGGCGGAAGACCCCCGGCAGGGCCGGCTCTTCTAATTAGGGCTGACACCTGTCAGCCCCTCCCCCAAGCTAAGCCATCGCATATTCGCCCCTGACGGAATTTGGGGGCAAATCATGACGTTTGAAGAGTGGCTTATCAGCCGGCTGCGCGCCCACGGGGCGTATGCTGGCGTGATGGATGGCGTGTATGGCCGGTCCCTGATCGACGCTCTCGCCCGTTTCCAGCGGGCTGAAGGACTGAAGATCAACGGCAAGGCTGACGAAGAGACCGTCAAGGCGTTGCGCCGGGCGGCGAACTCCCTCGACGACAGCGCCGACACCGAAACGGTCCCGAGCATCCCGGCCGAGCCGGTCTGGATGCGGGAGGCTCGCCGCTTTGTCGGACTTCGTGAAATCCCAGGCCCGCAGTCAAACCCCACGATCCTCGGCTGGGCAAACGCCCTCGGCGGTTGGGTTGCCGGTTTTTTCAAGAACGATGACACCGCCTGGTGCGGCCTCTTCATCGGGCACGTTATAGCGGCCACCCTTCCCCGCGAGCCCCTGCCAAAGAATCCGCTCGGCGCGCTTGAGTGGAACAAGCTTGGCCGTCGCCTCACCATTCCGGTCCTCGGCGCGATCCTGACCTTCACGAGGTCCGGCGGTGGGCATGTCGGGATCTATGTCGGCGAAGACGCCACCCACTATCATGTCCTTGGCGGCAATCAGTCCAACAGCGTCAGCATCACACGGATCGAGAAGTCGCGCCTTTCCGCTATTCGTTGGCCGGCCACGGGCGATGAGCCGCGCGGCGGAAAAGTTATTCTGACGGCGGCCGGCGTCCCTGTATCGAAAAACGAGGCGTGAGATGCGAACGCCCGGCCTCGTCATCGTCTTCACGATCTGCATCCTCTTGGCACTGATCAAGCAGGTCCACGTCAACAGCCGACCGCATCCGGTGGCGGCGATTGCCGCGATTGGGGCCCGATGATGCAGCGCCCCTCCTATGGAACATCAAAGCGGGCGCTTTGGATTTCTTCCGCCCTCGCCTGGACCGTGGTCTTCCTGCTCATCATCGGCGGGTTGCGCGGCTCCGCTGAGGCCGTCGCGCTTGCTCCGACTGTGATCCCGTCCATGCTCCTGTTGATCGCGGCCATGCTCGGCATCCACCGCTTTTCGGGTTCGATGGACTTTCGGACAGCGCAAGATCGAGGCCTCATTCCACCTTCGACCTCTCCCTACTTGGCCAGGGACCAGCCGACCGATGACACGGGAGAGGTCCGATGATCGCGGCGTGGTTTCAAAAGGCGGCCACGCCGTTCATCGTCGCGGCTTTGATGCTGCTCGCTGCCTCCCTGCTTGGATGGCTGGCGCTGAGGACGGTCGATGGCATGGTCGACGAGGCAAGGTCTACCGCCATCGCCGAGCGCAACGCCTTCTGGGAAGGCAAGATCGACAAGGCAAATGCCGCCGCCAACAAGCAGATCGCCGACCAAGCCTCCGCCGCCCTGAAAATTCAATCGGACGCTACCGATCAGGTGCGCTCGGCCGAACAACTCCTTGCAGAACTGAAGGTGAAGAATGCGCAGCTTCCGCGCCGTGACGATTGCGGCCTTAGCGTTGAGCGGGGCCGGTTGCTCCCTGACTGAGCCGAGGCCCGCCCCGGTCGTGATCGTCAAGCATGCCCCGGTGGAGGTTCCGCCTGAGGCGCGAAAACCATGTCCGGAGCTGACGCCGAAACCGACATCCGACCTTCCAGACGAACAGGTGCTGGAAAATTGGGCGAGCGACCGAACCGCGCGCAATGTCTGCGAGGCGCGTCGCGCTGCGGCGGTGGCTGCAGCAGATGCTGCCGGAGTGCCGCGATGATCGGGGACGAACTCGCCTTCTATCTCGCGGATCTGCGGTCCTCGCAGGAACGCGACGCAGCGATCGCCAGCGCTTCCGCGAGCGTCTCCCGAGAGGGCACGGACGCCTGCATCGAGTGCAGCGGCCCGATCCCGGCGGAACGTCGATCGGCAGCGCCCTTCGCCCGACGCTGCGTCGATTGCCAAACCTTTCATGAGGAAGTGAAGTACCACCGATGACACTCGATCTCACTGCCGTGGCCGCCGTCGTCGGTCTGCTTCTCGGCTTCATCAATCTGTTTACCGCCGTTCGCACCATGCTGTCCGCTGGTGAGAAGAAGCTCGATGAGCGGGTGACGAAGGCGGAAACCAAGCTGGTCGACCACGACCGCCGTATCCAGGCGATTGAGAGCGACATGAAACATCTTCCCGATCGGGAAACCACCCACCGCATCGAGATGACGATGTCCGAGATCATGCGGCGCCTTGAGGTCCAGGACGCCACGCTGAGCGGTCGGTTCGAAGCGATGGATGAACGTCTCAAGCCCATTCAGGCAATCGGGGAGCGCCTTCAGGACGCGCTTATTGAGCAGGCGAGGAATGCAGCATGAACTTGGGAATTGACTACGCAAACCTCCAGCGCGAGGAAGCTCGGCTGATCATCCTGAAGGAGCTCGCAATCCAACCGAACGAGAGCTTGTCCTCCAGTATGATGGAACCGGCGCTCAATCGTTTCGCCATTTATCAGGAGCGCCCGTGGATCCACCAGCAGCTCGACTGGATGGCGAACATGGGTGCGGTCATCATCCTGGAAGCCGGCACGGTGAAGATCGCCAGCTTGACGCCCGCCGGATGGAGGCATTTGCGGCGCCAGCAGTTCATCGACGGGATCAAGCGCCCTTCTGCAACGCAGCCGGGGGTTTGATATGGCCAAGGGTCGCGGGCGGAAGTCCAACATCGAACTCCTTCCGCAGGAGTGCAGCCACATTGTCATCTGGGCTGCGGAGCAGTTGCAGGCGAACGACAGAACGCAGCTCGACATCTATCAGGAGTTTGTCGCCAAACTTGAGGAGATACTTCGGGAAAGCCGTGGCGAGCTGGAGTTCGCTATTCCAAGCTTCTCGGCCTTCAACCGGCATTCGATCAAGCTGGATGCCTATACTCGCGACATGAACGAAACCCGGCAGATGGCTTCGGCGATTGCTGGCACCTACGACGCCGAGGAGTCGGACGATCTTACCCTGATCGCAGCCGAGGCGATCAAGGCCCTCATTTTCCAGATGATGACGGCAGGCAAAAAGCAGATCGATCCCAAGGCTGTAAACGAGCTTTCCAGCGCGCTGCATAAGGCGACCCAAGCCCAGAACGTATCGACGGCTCGGCGCCAGAAGGTCGAGAAAGAGTTCAGCGCCAAGGCCTCGGAGGCCGTGAAAACCGTCGCCAAGGCCAAGGGCCTGTCTGCAGATACGGCGCAGGAGATCCTGTCGCAGATCCTGGGGGTTAAAACCGGATGAGCGCCCCGATCACAGCGGCACAGTGGGCCGAGGCCCGGCGGACCGCAACCGAGGTTCTGCCGGGCCTCGTCGACAAGGTCGGCCTGCCCAAGGCGCTGATCTCCTATCAGGCCCGCACGCTGGAGCTGCTCGAAGACACGGCCTGCCGCGTCCTGTTCATCGAGAAATCCCGCCGTATCGGCCTGACCTTCGGTTTCGCTTCCTATGCCGCGTTGCGCGCCGGCCGGGCCAAGGAAGCCGGCGGCATGGACGTGATGTACATCTCCTACAGCCAGGAGATGACGCGCGAATTCATCGACGCCTGCGCCATGTGGGCTCGGGCGTTCTCCAATGCCGCCCTGGCGGTCGACGAGTTCCTGTTCGACGACAGCGACAAGGAAGGCGAGCGGTCCATCCAGGCGTTCCGAATTCGGTTCGCCTCAGGCTTCGAGATCCTCGCGCTTTCATCGGCGCCACGCACCCTTCGCGGCAAGCAGGGCGTCGTCATGATCGACGAGGCCGCATTCGTCGACAGCCTCCCGGAGCTGCTGAAAGCCGCGCTCGCGTTCCTGATGTGGGGCGGCCAGGTCGTTGTCTGCTCGACCCACAACGGGACCGAAAACGAGTTCAACAAGCAGATCCAGAACATCCTGGCGGGCCGGTCGAAATATAGCCATATCCGGATCGACTTCGACCAGGCACTGAAGGAAGGCCTTTACGAGCGCATCTGCCTCGTCAACGGAAACGGGTGGACGGCCGAAGGCGAAGCCAAGTGGCGCCAGGAGATCATCGACTTTTACGGCGACGGCGCCGACGAGGAGCTATTCTGTATTCCGACCGCCGGTACCGGCGCCTGGTTGCCGGCGCCGCTGATCGAAGCCCGCATGACGATCGAGGCGCCGATCATCCGCATCGAACTGCCGCGTGACTTCCTTCACCGCACTCGCCTGGAGCGCGCCATGCTGATCGCGCCGACGATCCGCGAACTGGCTGCCGCCATCGCCCGTCTCGATCGAGACCGCACCCATGCATTCGGTTTCGACTTTGCCCGCGTGGCCGACCTTTCGGTTGGCACCTTGCTTGCCACCTCGCGGCTCCTGAAGCGCGAGGAGGCCTTGACGCTGGAAATGCGCAACGTCCCCGGCGACGAGCAGAAGCTGTTCACCCGGATGATCCTGAAGGGTGCGCCGCGGCTGGTCGGCGCCGCGTTCGACGCGACCGGCATGGGCTGGACAGTCGCTGAAGACATGGGCCGCGAGTTCGGTTTCCGCGACCCCGACCATCCCGGCGGCCTGATCGAGGCCATCAAGTTCTCGACCGACTGGTATCGCTTCAACATGCCGCCGCTTAAGGCGGCTTTCGAAGACGATGCGATCGCACTTGCCAAGGACGACGAACACCTTGCCGATCTGCGCCTCGTCCGCGTCGTTGCCGGTGTCCCCAAGGTTCCGGATGTCCGCACGGGCGAAGCGTCGAAGAAACGCCACGGCGACTTCGCGGTCGCCCTCGCGCTTGCCCACTACGCCAGCCGCCAGCAATGGCACGAATATGATTATCAATCCATCCGTGACCTGGCCGCCGCCGCTGCTGCCGGGGACGATGACGATGACAGCGACTTCGGGAGACGACATTGGTAACCCGCACTTCCTCGATCCTCGGGCCGGACGGCAGGCCGATCGTCATCCAGACGCTCTCGGAAGAGATCGCCACGCCGACCGTGGCGGGCGTTCGTCGCACTCACGAAGAGCGCGTTGCTTCCGGCCTGACGCCTGAGCGCCTCGGCACGATCCTGCGTGACGCCGCGATCGGCGAGGCCAGATCATACCTGACCCTCGCCGAGGAGATGGAAGAGCGATACCTGCATTATGCTTCGCAGCTGCAGACGCGCCGGTTGGCGATCGAGGGTATCGAGGTCACCGTCGAAGCCGGCAAGGCTAAGACCAATATCGTCGACGCAGTAACCGAACTGGTCAACGATACTGAGTTCGGCGAGGCGCTCGGCAATCTGACTGACGGCATCTCAAAGGGTTATGCCGCCGTCGAGATGATGTGGGAATATGAGCGCAAGACGCTGCGGCCGGTTAACTACATCGCCCGCGACCCGCGTTTCTTCCAGGTCGATCGGCTGACGCTGTCCGAGATGCGGCTTGCCGTGGACGGCTCGATCGAGGGAGTGGAACTGCCACAGGCCAAGTTCTTGCGCCACATGCCGCGCACCAAGATGGGCTTGCCGCTGCGCCGCGGCATGGCCCGGCCGGCCGCCTGGGGCTATCTTATCCAGCAGTTCACCCTGCAGGATTGGGCGGCCTTCTCCGAGGTCTACGGCATGCCGCTGCGGGTCGGCAAATACAATGCCGCCGCCAGCCCGGCCGACAAGCGCACGCTCCTGAAGGCAGTCGCCTCCATCGCCAATGATGCGGCAGCGATCATCCCGGCCGGCATGGATATCGAGTTTCACGAGGTCAACGGCGCCAATGGCGCAGCCGTCTTCGGCGGGCTCTTGGAATATGTCGACAAGCAGATTTCCAAGCTTGTCGTCGGCCAGACCATGACCAGCGACGACGGCTCCTCGCTTGGCCAGGCCAAGATCCATAACGAGGTGCGTCTTGATATCCTGCGGGCCGACTGCAAGCAGCTCGCCCGCACCGCCAACCGCGACCTCATTCAGCCTTTTGTGGATCTCAACTTCGGCCCGCAGGATCATTATCCGCAGGTCCAGCTACTGGTTGCCGATCCCGAAGATATCGACGCGCTGACCAATGCCGTCGCCCGCATGGTGCCGTTCGGCCTTCGGGTGAAGCAGACCGAGATCCGCGAAAAGATCGGCCTTTCCGATCCCGGTGATGGCGACGAGCTTTTGATGCCGACTGCCGCAGCAACTGCGGCGCCGACGCCAGATCAGCCGCCTGCCAAGGACAGCAAGAAGCCGACCGAGGACGTCAAGGCCAAGGTCGCGGCGCTATCGGCGATCGTCGTCGACCATCGCCGCGCCTGCCGGTGCGGCGCCTGCGTTTCGCTCCTGGCGGCCGAGGCCGGCGAGCCGGATGCCCTCGACCAGGTCGAAGCCCTCTTTGCCGTCGCGTTGGACGATTGGGAGGAGATGGCAAAGCCTATCGTTCAGCCGATCGCCGACATCATCACCAGCGCGGCAAGCTTTGAAGAGGCTTTGAAGCTGATTGAAACCGCCGGTCCGGATGCTTCGAAGATGGCCGAGCGACTCGGCCGACTGACGGCGATCGCCCGTGGCGTCGGCGACATCGCGGACTGACATGGCAAAGATCGAGAAGAATTTCGCCGTCCCGCCCGAGGTCACATCCTACTTCGACGGCAAGTCGGCCGCGCCGGCCTTCTCCTACCTCGACGTCTGGGCGGAGGAGCATGCCTACAAGTTCACGGTTGCCAAGGCGACCGAGCTGGACGTGCTCAATTCCTTCCGCTCGACGATCTCCCAGGCGATCGCCGAGGGCAAAGGTTTCGATGCCTGGAAGCCGCTGATCGGGAAAGAACTGACCAAGCTCGGCTGGTGGGGACCGCGCATGGTCTCCGATCCCACCGGCGAACAGCCTGATCGCATGGTGAACTTCGCCAGCGATCGGCGCCTGAAAACCATCTTCTGGTCGAATGCCAATAGCGCCAGATCGGCCGGCCAGTGGGAACGGGTTCAGCGGTCCAAGAGGGCCCTGCCGTATATCCTCTATGTCCGCACCACTTCCGGCGACCCGCGTCCGGAGCATCTGTCGTGGGTCGGGATCATCCTTCCGGTCAACCATCCGTTCTGGAAGACGCACTGGCCGCCCAATGGCTGGCTGTGCAAATGCCAGGTGCGGCAGATCTCCGGCCGCGAGGCTGAGCAGCTCCTCGGCCGAGAGCCCAAGGAAGGCGGCGTCCTCTATCGTGACACCGTCCCGGATTTAGGTCCCGACATCCAGCACCGCAATCGCCGCACCGGCGAGATCACGATGGTGCCACCGGGGATCGATGCCGGCTGGCAGACCAACCCCGGTCTGGCACGGGCCTCGACATTGATCCGCAATCTAGAGACAAAGCTCGAAGCGGCGGCGCCCCAGGACGCGCAGAAGGTTCTCGGGGAGCTTTGGGAAGATCCTTATCTGCGGCTCGCACCGCGCCTGCCTGAAAAGGTCTGGTTGCCCGCCGGCCACAACCAGACGCTCGCCGACGAGCTGGGCGCGAAGTCGCCGGTGATCTCGGTTACCAGCGAGACGATCGCCGAGCGCATGGAGAAGCACAAGCTGCCGGTGGGTGATTTCGCGGTGCTGCCGCAGATCCTCAGTGAAGGCCTGGTGCTGCCTGATCCACGTGGGAAAGGAAACGTCCGGTCACTGCTGGCCAAGATCGGCAAGGCATTCTGGAGGAGCTTTGTGACCGTTTCTGACAACGGATACCTGCGGGCCACGTCGTTGCATCAGCGCAACGAAAAAGAAATGCGCAACCAGGTGCAGCGGTCAGATGGGGAATGGCCTTGGGAATGAAGCGCGGCAGGGAGGGACCGCATCCCGGCCGAACCGGGCTCCCTCCATGGGCAATCGAGGCCAACGGACTTCGCTGCCGCGCCAACCTAGTATACTCAACTCTCCGCTTATTTCAAACGCTGAGCTACGCCGAGGTTCTTCATCATGGTGCGGGCCTGCGCGTTGGCCGCGCGGCGGCCCGTTTCGTCGACTTGCTCACGACCGCAATAATAATTGAGGTTCGCCGTGTCAGTAGAATCCGCTTTGAGATGTCCGGTCTCGATGATGACGATCCGCCACGCACATCCGAGGATTTTGTTTTGACGGATTGCATCATTGCAGCCGGTACTGAGGCAAAAGGAAACGTTTCGCTGGCCTTGGTAGACGCCGGTGATAGCGTTGTCATATTCCTTCTGCCATGTCGCTCTCGTGAACTTGCAATGACCGGGATCTTTTGAGGTCTCGCAGCTAACCAAAGAGTTGATGTAGTCGTCCGCCGGCGGCCAATCATCAGCGAGCGTCGTTCCGACAGCGGTCAACGCGAAAAGTAGCCCTAATGATGTCGCTCGCATCCCACTCCCCTAGCTCGATCCAACTAATCCATAGCGGCCCCACAGACGCGCGCAAGGCCCCTCGGACGCCCCGATACTCGTGCCATCCATAGAAAACGCGCCTACGGGCTTCAAAACCCCTTCAATTTTGAAGCAGGTGCGGTATGTTCGGGCGCATGTGAGGAACGCGGCGGACCTGAGCTAAACTTCTGGGGCTGACAGCTGTCAGCCCGAGTTGCCGCAAATGATCTGGCAAACCTTGCCGCATGATCAAGCGCCTCGCAACCACCGCCCTGATTTCCTGCCTTGCTGCCTCGGCTGAAGCCGAAGCGCTCGCCATGACGACGGTCACCGCGATCGACGTTTTTGCAGCCGATCCGGCCGCTTCTGGCGCAGCTACCGCTCCGGTCTGGATCAAGCTGGCACCGCGGGGCACCTTCGTTTCTCGCGACGGCCGGCCCTTCGAGATCTCGCCCGAATTGCTCGTCGAGCGTTTCAATGCCGACAAGGTCTCCGTTCCGCTCGATCTCGATCATGCCACAGTCAAAAAGGCCATGTTCGGCGATGCCGCGCCGGCAGTCGCGTGGATCGAGGAACTGGCCGCACGCGGCGATGGTCTTTACGGCCGCGTCGAATGGCTTCAGCCGGGTCTCGACACGCTCGCCGCTCGCTCACATCGTTACATTTCCCCCGCGCTCAAAACTGATGACGCCGGCCGCGCCACCTGGCTGCATTCGGCTGCGCTCGTCGCTGCGCCTGGAATTTCCATGCCGGCCGTTGCTTCGGCCGATCCCACTCACAAGGAGACGAATATGCTGAAGGCAATCGCCAAGGCTCTCAATCTGCAGGATGACGCTTCGGAGGCCTCCTGCCTGTCGGCTATCGCCAACCTGGGCAACCGGATCGATCCGACAACTCACCAGAAGACGCTGGACACTCTGTCGGCCACTCAGATCGAGCTGAACACGCTAAAGGCCGAAGGTCGCAAGCAGAAGGTGGATGCGCTCCTGGAAGGCGCGCTTACCGCCAAGAAGATCAGCCCTGCCCAGCGCGCTTCCTATGAAGCGCTTTGCGCGACCGACGAAGGTTTGGCCCAGGTGACCGTTTTGATCGAGACCTTTGGCGCCGGCCTGCAGGCCACGGGCCTCGACAAGATCCCGAACCCCGGCAACCTCGCCACCCTCTCTGCCGAGGACCGTGAGGTCATGAAGATGCTCGGCCAGACCGAGGAAGAATATCGCAAGGCGAACGGGCTCGCCGCCGCCTAATCCACCCCTATCGCCATCGGAGAGTTTCGACATGACCGCAATGACCCAGGCCCGCCAGCCGGTGGAGATGGAAGGGATTTATTCCTCCGCTCCGGTTAAGGGCGCTACCACCATCCTTCAGGGCGCGTTGACCGTCATGGAAGCGGGTCTCGCCATTCCTGGCAAGACGGGCTTGAACCTGACCACCCTCGGCGTCTGCGATCGCACGGTGAAGAACGCCGGTGCCGATGGCGCCGAAAAGGTGCTGGCCAAGCGGACGGTCGCCAAGTTCTTCAATCTCGGTGCAGACGCGATCCTGCCGGGTGACGTCGGCAAGGATTGCTACATCGTCGACGATCAGACGGTCGCCAAGACAAACGGCACGAACACCCGCTCGGTCGCGGGGAAGATCATCCAGGTCGACAGCGACGGCGTCTTCGTCCGCGTCGGCTACTGACCTCAGCTAACTCCCAGGGGACATCCATATGCGCGTTATTACGCCCGAACTACTCGCCGCAGCTCAGCGCGGCTTCAAAACGTCCTTCCAGAAGGGTTTCAGCGGCGTTGCCTCGATGTATGCGTCAGTTGCGACGGTCGTGACCTCGACTGCTTCCGAAGAAACCTATGGCTGGCTTGGTGATATGCCCAAGCTGCGCGAGTGGATCGGCGATCGTCACATCAAGGGCCTGACCAGCAAGGGTTACTCGATCAAGAACCGCAAGTTCGAATCGACGGTAACGGTGCCCCGCGACGACATCGAGGACGACAAGCTCGGCCTTTACGGTCCGCGCTTCGAATTCCTTGGCAGTGCAGCCGCCAGTCATCCCGACGAGATCGTGTTCGAGCTGATCAACAGCGCCGCAGATGCTACCTGCTATGATGGTCAGAATTTCTTCGACGTGGATCATCCGGTCGGAAAGCCCGGATCCGTCACCTCAGTTGAAAACTTCGCCGCTGGCTCCGGTGAGCTTTGGTTCCTTGCGGACTTCTCCCGCCCGCTGAAGCCCTTCATTTTCCAGAAGCGCCGTGACTACAACTTCACGTCCAAAGAAGACGGCAAGACCTCTGACCATGTCTTCATGCGTGACGAATACGTCTATGGCGTCGATGCCCGCGTCGCAGCTGGTTACGGCTTCTGGCAGATGGCCTTCGGCTCAACCGATACGCTCGATGCAGCGAACCTGCGCGAAGCCTACACGGCAATGACCTCGTTCACCGATGACGAGGGTCGCAAGTTGGGTGTGAAACCCACGCACCTGGTCGTCGGCTCCACCAATTTGTTCAAGGCCCGCGACGTGCTCCTCTCCGAGCAGATCGATGGTTCGTCGAACACCAACCGCAACCTCGTGCAGATCATGGAAGCACCGCTTCTCAGCTAACCCGGGAGGGGCCGCGTGGCCCCCTGCCGCCGGCCGCGCTCCTCCTCCCAGCGGCCGGCGGTTTTCCGAAAAACGGCGACGGCGCCGTTTTCCCGAAAACCGCCCAGGAGACAGCAATGCCCCCCAGAACCAAAGCGACTGCCAAGCCGGCCGGCGAAGAAACCTTCGGCAAGATGATCGCCGCGCGCCAGGTGCTGATTGTCAGCGCGCCGGCTGGCCCGCGCCGCCGCGCCAATCTCGCCTTCGGGCCGGAGCCTCGCGAACTGACCGTGGAGGATCTCGGTCCTGATCCGGAAGCAATCATCAACGCCTTGCGCGCCGACCCGATGCTGAAGATCGACGGTCGCCGGGAGGAGATCGAGCTTCCGGATGAACCGCAGGCCGGCGAAGGAGCCGGGCAGGAATAACCTGAATACCTGAGGGGAACGCTGCGAGGACCGAGGCCCGGCAACTTTAGCCGGTGCACCAGTCCGAAGCCCACCGGCCGGATGAAGAGCGTGAATGCCCCGGCGGAAACAGCAGCATCAAGTTGAGGGGAGAGCATGACCGTTTACGCCACCATTGCCGATCTGGAAGCCCGCTTCCCCAACGAGCTGGCGCTGGTGGCGGCCGACGAGACGACGGGCCTTCGCGACAACACCCGCATCGAGCGCGGCATCCTCGACGCTTCGATCGAGGTTCGTGGCATCCTGGCCGGCCGCTATTCGCCGGCCGAACTGGCCGGTCTCGACCAGGACAGCCTCGATCTCCTGCGCGTCTATACGACCGACATCGCCTTCTACCGGATCGCCCTGTCCTTCACGCGCTCGACCGAAAACATCAAGGAACGTTACGACCAGGCCATCAAGCGCCTTGAAGCGATCGCATCCGGCAAGGGTGCCCTGACCGGCAGCAATACCGGCGGCGGCGGTCCGGCCGATCCGACCGAAGACGTCGGCCAGAATGAAGTCGTCCTTCAGGCGCCCGAGCGCGTCTTCACCCGCGAAAGGCTCAGCCGGATATGAGCATTTCACTCACCCTCGATGTCAGCGATCTCGATGCCGCCCTAAAGCGGCTTCGTCCGCTCTTCGACTTCGACCCTTCGGAGCTGATGACCACGCTCGGCGCGCTCGGCGAAAGCCAGACCCGTCGCCGTATCAGCGAGGAAAAGACGGCGCCGGACGGCACGCCATGGAAACCGAACGTCGCCGGCAGCTCGATCCTGGTCGATAGCGGTCAGCACCTGCTTTATTCGATCGCCTGGACCGCCTCTGCCGAGGAAGCTGAGTGGGGCGCCACCTGGGAACACGCTCATGTCCACCAGGACGGGATGACGATCGTGCCGAAGGAGTCCGACCGGCTCGTCTTCCAGCTTGGCGGCCGGACCGCGTTCGCCAAGGAAGTCACCATTCCGGCGCGTCCGTTCGTCGGTCTTTCGGACGATAACCGCCGCGAGATCCTCGACGTCATCACCGACCATTTCGGGATAATGCAATGATCCAGCCAGCCACTCTCGATCAGCTGCTGGCGCGCGATCCCCTGGCGCCGACCCAGATCGCCATCGTCAACACGCTCTCTTCGCAGATGCCGGGCGTGACGATTGTTCGCCATCCTGGCAAGGTCGATCTCTCCGAGCTGGTCGCCAATACCATCGTCAATGCGCCCGGTGTCGGGATTGGCTGGAGCCGCATCCGCGAGACCTTCATCACCGATGGCGCGACCTGCTTCGTGGTCGAATGGGTCGCCTACATCGTCGCCGAGGCCAAGGCCGTAGCCAACCGCCGCGTGGAAAAGGAAGAAATCGGGCTGGCGATCGGCTCCCGCATCCTCGCTATCCTCGCCGATCCCATCCTTTCGCTGTGGAACAGCACTGGCGTTATGCCTGTCGAAGACAAGCCGCAGGCGGAGCTGAAGCCGTTCTTCACCCTGAAGGATGCCAAGCAGGGAACGGCTTATTATGTCGTGACCTGGTCGCAGATCATTGCCGATATCGGCCCCTCGGTATTCCCGCAGCCGGAAGGCCATGTCGATATCGACGCTGGTCTTATTCAGTTCCAGGACGGCGCCGCCGTTTCCTCGATCGAGCCCTGGGCTCCGGTGGAGGAAGAGGATGCGTGACACGGCGCCCTTCGAGTTTCGCCGGCTTTACACGCGCCTTGAGCGCGCCGAGCGCCGTATCGCCATGACGACGCTATCGGGCAAGGTCGCCGTGGTCGACCCGGAAAAGCGCCTCCTGAGGCTGAAGCTCGGCACCAGCAGCGATGGACGTGATGTCCTGTCGCCGTGGGTGCGCTGGCAGGAAGCCGGCGCCGGCGGCCTTAAGATCCATTCCGAACCGGCGGTCAACGAGCAGATGAACATCATCTCGTCTTCCGGGACGGTCGGCGCCGGCTCGATCGCGGTTCCGGCAACCTATGACCGGGACCATCAGGCCCCGTCGCAATCGTCCGATACGGCCGTCTTCGAACGCGGTACCGGCCGCATCGAGGTCGGGCCGAACGGTCTCAAATTCATCGGCGACACGATCGAGCTGGTCGGAAACGTCCGCGCCCGCGACGGCGTCTTCGAACACGAGGACGTCGATGTCGGCGTCAACCACAAACACACCAAGGTCGTAAGGGGCGAACAACTGACCGGCCCCCCTGAGGAGTAAGAGCACCATGGCCAAGGCCACGACTGTCAAAACCGCCATCGAAACCGCAGACGGCAAGCTTTCCTATGTCGTCACAGACAAGGCACCGCCGCGCGTTGCCGGCCGCCGCGTCGAGGCTGGCGACCAAATCCGCCTGAGCGAGACGGAAGCGCTCTCGGAAGAGATGGCCGGGCACATCCTGCCGGCGACCGACGCGCCTTCGAAAGACTGACGAACCTCCTTTAAAGAGCCTTTGAAACCATGGTGGGACAGATCCGATATCGCAGCGGCCTCGACGCCAGGAGCGGCAAGCCTCTGGCGGGCGCGCAGCACCTGATGCAGTCGCTTGGCAAGATCTGGGGAACCCGGATCGATACCCGCGTGATGCTTCTCGACTTCGGCTCGAACCTCCGATCGCTGCTTTCGGAGGATCTGTCGCCGTCGATCGCGCTGCTGATCTACAACGAGCTGGTCGCCTCGGCCGCCCGGTGGGAGCCGGAATACGCGATTACTCAGATCCAGCTCGTGACCCTCACCGAACATGGCCGGCTCGGCCTGCGGCACGGCGGGCTCTATTATCCCGAAGGCCGGTTCGGCAATTTCGAGATGGCCATCCCGCTCACCCTGCAGGCGACCCCGCTGAATCGCCTGGGGAACGCCGCATGACGATCAACCTGACTGCGCTCCCGAAGCCCCAGATCATCGACGAGCCCAACTATGATGTGATCCTGGCGCGGGTCGTTTCGGAGTTTGTCACTCTCTGGGAGACGCTGCGGACCGACAATCCGTCGCTGAACCTGCCGCCCTACGACGTCACGATGCTGGAGACCGATCCGGCCGTAATCGGCATGGAGGCGGAGAGCTTCCGCGAATCCCTGCTTCGGGCTCGCATCAACGATGCTATTCGCGCCAACCTCCTGGCATTCGCCAGGGGCAGCGACCTCGACCATCTTGCCGCCTTCTATGATGTCTCGCGGATGATCGGCGAGCTTGACGATCGGCTGGTCACCCGCGTCATTCTCGCCATCCAAGGCCGATCGACCGGCGGTACCGAACCGCGCTACAAGTTCATCGCCATGTCGGCCGACCTGCGCGTCCAAGACGCCATTGTCTACACGGTCGGCCGCAGCCCACTCATTCACGTCGCCATCTTCTCGATCGCTCCGGACGGCGTGGCGCCGGCCGAACTCCTGGCGATCGTCAACGCGGCCCTGCAGAACCCTGCAGTCCGGATGGTCAACGATACTATCGAGGTAGCCTCGGCCGTTCAGCAAGTCGTCAATCTTGCCGCCGATCTCTGGCTGTTGCCTGACGCTGATGTGGCGACGGTTGCCCGCGCTGAAGCGAACCTGCGCACTGCCTGGGCCTCTGCCCGCGCGCTCGGCAGGGATCTGACGGCGAGCTGGTGGACGGCGCAGCTGATGATTTCGGGTGTCCACAAGGTGGCGCCCACCGCGCCGATCGGCGACATCATCGCGCCGCCGGCCTCGGCAGTATCGCTCGGCACGATCGCGCTGACGAACAGAGGGCGGGCCTTCTGATGGCGTCACTTCTGCCTGACAAGTCGGACCACTTCGAAATGGCCTTGGAAGCTTCGCTGGCCAGCCGGTGGAATGATCTCGGCGTTGCAGCCGAGGCCATCCGCACCGCCAAGCTTGTCGCACCCCCGCCGTCCTTCCTGCCGTTCCTGGTCTACGAATACGGGCTTGGCGAGCTGACGCCCTACGTTCCGAACCTCTACACGCTTGTCGTCGATCGGGAGGGCGTCAACTGGCAGCGCATTCGCGGCACGCCGGCTGCGGTGAGCAAGGGCCTTGGCTGGCTCGGCTATTCCGCCACCATGGAAGATGCGTGGCACGGCCGGGCCTACTGGAACAGCACGCAACTGCGGTTCCCGGTCCTGCCGGCGAACGACAATCCCGATCTGGAGCGGATCGAGGGCGTCACCCGCCTTTCGATGCCACTGCGGTCCCGCCTTCGCCGTGGCGTCCACCAGTATGACGTTGGCGCGCTCGAGGCGGACGGAAGCCGGCTGGACGACAGCATGCTCGACCGCGAGAGCGGCGTTGCCGTCACGGCCGCCGGCACTCTCTGGTCGTTCGGCCGCACCACAGAGATCGACCATCTGCTGGCCGAGGCCGAAGGTACCGCGATCGGTAACTGGATCGCGGTTCCGGAGGAAGGCGGCCTCAAATGGGTCGACATGCAATATCCGTGGGTGACCGCAAACTTTCTATGGGCCGACAATCCGGCTACGCAGCGCCGAGCGCTGATGGCGGCCTGGTTCGTTGCTCGGGTTCACTACGTGACGTTTCGCGACCAGGGCGGCGTTGTCATCGGCCATCGCCGCTGCCGCGCTGACCAGGCGGTCCGCCAGGAGGTCGAGGGCGTCTACGAGATCGGCGGCGTCCGCTATCAGCCGCGACCAGGTGCGACCCGCGTCTATCTCGAAGCGATGACCGATTTCGAGGACGCCTTTGATGTCGAAGCGAAGTCCATCGAACTGACGGTCGGCGCCACCGTTGCTCCCGATACCAAGCCCGGCCGCCTTTGGCTGCAGTCCGGCGAACTCGTTGGCGGTCATCCGATCGCCATCACGTCTGTTTCCCTGCCTTTGCGCAAGACCGTGCGCGAGCAGATCAAAATCCTGATGAGGTTCTGATGTACGAGCACGAAAGCGGCCTGCCCAACGCCATCGACCGCGCGGCCGGCAAGCCGGAACAGCAAAGCGTTGTGTTCTACGGCGACCAGCCCTTTATCCAGGCGGCGGAGCTGATCGAGCTGCAGACGATCATCCGGGGCCGGCATGATCGCCTCGGCCGTCTCGTTGCCCGCGAAGGCAACCGGATCGAGCGCGCCGACGCCATCGTCGACCTCGAAGTCGGGACCGTCACCCTTGCCGCCGGCAGCATCTATGTGTCTGGCGACGTGTTCCCGGTTGGTGAGGCTGTTCTTGAAGACGTGCCAATGACCGGCCGCGTCGAGATCGGCGTGCGGCTTGTGCGCACGTATGTAACCCACGAGGATGATCCGAGCCTCCTCGGCCTCGTGCCCGGTTCCCTGGCCGAGGGCGAGCCGGGTGCGGCGCGCGAGATCGCGACCATTTCCTGGGCGCTTGAAGGCGACGACGGCGCCGGTGCCTTCTATTCCGTCTATACGATGTTGGACGGAACGATCCTCGACCAGACCGGCCCGTCCATTCTGGAGCCGGCGCTGCAGGCGATCGCCGCCTACGACCGGCCGAACGGCAACTATATCGTCTCCGGCTGCCGGGTGACTGCGATCAGCGTCAACGCGGGCAACCAGCTGTTCTCGATCGAGCAGGGCGAAGCCAATATCAACGGCTACAAGCGCACCCGTCTTGCGGCTCTGAGGCACACCCAGCCCGTCGCCTGGGAGGAACTTGCCATCCCTGGTGAGACACACACCTATGTCGGCGGCGCGGACTTCACCTTCGCGGTTGACCTGCCGCCCATCGGCGTCATCAACGGCATTCTGCTGACCAAGGAAAAGACCGTCACCCTGACGCGCGGCGCGATCGCCAGCGGCTCCGATGGCCTGCCGGACAGCAGCGTTATCTCGGTCTCAGCCGTCGTCCAGGGCGGAACCACCTATGTCGCAGCGACCAGCTACAACCTGGTTGCCAGTGCAATCGATTGGGCGCCGGCAGGTGCGGAACCGGCGGCCGGCACCACGTATAACGTGACCTATCGCTATCGGGCTGCCGTGGTTGCGACCTCCAACACCGACACTCACATCACAGTCTCGGGCGGAGCAGCGGCCGGCGACATCATCACTTCCTATACGCAGAAGCTGCCGCGCATCGACCGCCTCTGCCTCGGCCAGGATGGCTCGCCCATCTACATCAAGGGTCTGCCGGCGCGCAGCAATCCGATGCCACCAGGCGTGCCGAGCGATGTTCTGAAGCTCTGCCAGATCTTCAATGACTGGATGGCGCCGCCTGTCGTCACCAATGACGGCGTCCGGTCGATGACCTATGAGGAGCAGTGGCGCTACAACAACCGTATTATTGATTTTGAGCGCCTGCTCCAGCTTGAGCGGCTGAAGAACAATATCGACTTCCGCGAACCCGTCGCCAAGAAAGGGATCTTCGTCGATCCGTTCATCGACGACAGCTATCGCGATGCCGGCGAGGCCCAGACGGGCGCGATCGGCAATGGCATGCTTCAGCTCGCCATCACCCCGACGTTCTTCACCGCGACTTTGACTGCGCCCGTCCTGCTGGACCTGGTCGAGGAGGTCCTGGTTGCTCAGGATCTGAAAACAGGCTGCGAAAAGATCAACCCCTATCAGAACTTCAATCCGTTGCCAGGGACGCTGCGCCTGACGCCGGGCGCCGACTTCTGGACCGAGGACCGGACGGAATGGCTGTCGGCACAGACCATCGAGTTCAATCGCGGTACCCGCACCGACGGCGGTCCGCTGCAAACGGTCAACACGGAAAACCAGCTGGTCGACCATCGCGTCGAGCAGCTCGAATTCCTGCGGCAGATCCCCGTCGCGTTCACGATCAGCGGCTTTGGGCCTGGTGAGATCCTCCAAACCCTGACCTTTGATGGCATCGACATCAAGCCCGCTGGCGTACAGACCGCCGACGCTCAAGGGCAAATCACGGGCACCTTCACCATTCCGGCGAATGTTACCGCCGGCACGAAGATCGTCGCGGCGGAAGGTGCGGGCGAAACCGAAGCCAACGCCATGTTCACCGGTCAGGGCACGATCGAGATCGACACGATGCGACGGGTGACCACGGTCCAGAACTGGTCCGCGCCGCAGCTGGTCCAGTGGGTACAGGACCGGGGAAATCCGGGCTGGGAGAACAACAACAGCACATCGGATGGTACCGGCGGCTCTTCCGACCCGCAGGCGCAAATGTTTGCGGTACCGGAGGTGCGGCAGCTGGTCGGTGTCGATTTCCATATCTGCCATGTCGGCGACCAGGCCAATCATCTCCTGGTCGACCAGGTCTCGATCAGCAACGGCTACCCGACCAGCAATATCGCTGCTGAGGTGGTTGTTCCGATGGCCGGCGCCGTGGTCGGGTGGAAGTCGGCTCGCTACAATCTTCCGCTGACGACGCCGGCCGACCGGGCGCATGCCTTCGTCATCAAGACGGACGATGCCGACCACTCAGTTTCGTTTGCCAAGCTCGGCGGGTTCGACGCAACGCTGCAGAAGCACGTCACGTCGCACCCATACGTGACTGGTCCGCGTTTTTCGTCTGTGAATGCTCAGACCTGGACGGCTCACCAGGACGAGGCGCTCGCCTTCCGGATCGTCGCCGCCAAGTTCCCGATCACCACAAAGATAGTGGACCTGGGCAGCTTCGACTTAGTGCAGGCATCCGACCTTCAGATCCGCGCGGCAGTCGAACTGCCGGGACCTGGCTGCTCAGTTGTCTTCGAGATCGAGCGGACCAACGGCACGATCTATCGCCTCTTGCCGTACCAGGTGCTGCAGCTCACCGAGTTCATCACCGAGACGGTGGAGCTGCGAGCCATCCTGACCGGCACGGAAAAGCTGTCTCCGATCCTGTTTGCTCCGGCCCAGCTGGTTGCCGGCGAGATCGGCACGACGCTGACCTACATCACCCGCGCCTTCACTCTCGGCGCAGCTGTCCGGCTCGCCAGCTACTTCAAGGCGTTTCTCCCGGGCGGCGCGTCGGTTGCGATGGATTGTCGCAAGGATGGCGGCGCCTGGACCGAGCTGCAGTTCGTCAGCGCCGAGGCCTTGGCTTTCCCGCTCTGGACGGAACGGAAGCATGAGATAGCCGGCCAGACCGGAACGCTCGTGCAGCTCCGCATCACCGGAACCGGAGGGCCAGCGGCGCGGCTCATCATCGGCGATCTTGGCGCCGGCATCTTCTGAGGATCGAAATGGCAGAAACCGAACATTTAGGAATCCCTCTACCCGATCCGGCCTCCGAGGTTGATGACGAGTTCTTCCGCCTGCAGCAGGCGTGGATCCTCGTCGACGCGGTGATCTGGGCTTTGACGCAAGCCGTCGCCCAAAAGGCAAACGTCAGCCACACACAGGCGATGTCGACGGTTACCGGCCTAGTCGAGGCGCTCGCCGCCAAGATGCCGGCCGACCGAACATTTTCGCTCGACGATCTGACGGACGTCAATGGCGCGGCCGGCGCGGCGATCAATTACGTCCTGGTCAAGAACGCCAGTGGGCAATGGGTGCCGTCCTCGGCGGCCGCTGCGCTCGGCAGTCATCAGCATTCGACCAGCGACATCCTCGGTCTGACGGCTGTAGTCAATGCAGCGGTTAGTGCCGTCGTTGGTGCCGCTCCTGAGATGCTGAATGCGATCGACGAACTCGCCGCCGCTATCGATAACAACCCGAACTTCGCCGCCACGATCATGACCCTGCTGGGCCAGAAGGCGGCATCTGCCGACGTTTACACAAAGGCACAGGTAGACGCCGCTATCGGCGGCATTCAAGGCGTCCCGACGGGCACGATCATTCAAGCTGCGTTTGCTACGCCACCAACGGGATATCTGAAATGTAACGGAGCCGCGATTAGCCGCACCACTTATGCGGCTCTGTTTCAGGCACTGGTTACCGCTGCTGGCTATACCCAGCAAACGTTTACCGTGTCGATCGCTTCACCAGGCCTTTTCTCAAAGGCCGCTCACGGTTTTGTAGGCGGGGAACGACTGCGTTTGAGCACCAATGGCGCATTGCCAACGGGATTGAACACGACGACCGACTACTTCGTCATCTATGTCGACGCCAACACGTACAGGCTGTCGGCGTCTCAAACCTCACCGGTCGCCATCAATACTTCCGGCACCCAATCCGGAACGCATACCTATCTCAGAAGCAATTGGGGTTTGGGTGACGGCACGACGTTCAACGTTCCCGACCTTCGCGGCGTGCCGGTGCGCGGCTTGGATGACGGACGTGGTATTGATACCGGCCGCCCTCTTGGCTCGTTCCAAGCCGACCAAAACCTGGCGCACAATCACACCATAAGCGATCCAGGGCACGCTCACTCAGGTATCCAATTTGCCGGCAATTCGGGTCCTACCGTTGGCTCTGGCGGTGGTCCTTTCTATGTTTCCGGTACTTCAGCTTCAGGTACCGGCATCACCATCCAGAATAGCGGCGGCACGGAAGCGCGAATGAAGAACGTCGCCCTGCCGTCCTTCATCAAGATCTAATCGGGGTTGACCATGAAAATTTTCCACTACCACCCCGATACGGGCCTTCTCCTGGGCGAAGGGATTGCCGATCGCGACCCGCTGGACAATCCGCACGGGTTGCCAAATCTGCCCTGGCTGTTCCCGGCCTTCGCGACCACTATCGTCCCACCTGCGCCTGCCGAAACAAAGCACCGCGTCTTTCGGGATGGGGCCTGGGGGTATGTGCCGATCGACGATCCGGACGAGGAACCTCTACCGGAGCCACTGCCGACCACAGGCGAGGTGGACGCCGAACGCGATCGGCGTATCACCGCCGGCTTCATCTTCGAGGGCGTCTTGTACCAGTCCGACAAAGAGGCGCGCGAAAACATCATGGGCGCCCACAAGGCGGCTTCGGATGCGATGATGCTGTTTGGAGCGCAGCCCGGAAATCTCGCTTGGCGGCAGCTTCTTGATCCCGCTGGGCCGGAAGTGTTCGAATGGATCGCATCAGACAATTCCCGCGTTCCGATGGATGCGCAGACCGTGCTTCGTTTCGGCTATGCAGCCCTGTCCCACAAGGCGAGCCATATCTTCGCCGCCAGCGATCTGAAGAGCATGGACCCTATCCCGTCAGACTTCGCCACCAATCCGGTTTACTGGCCAGCCGCCACCTGATACCTTGATGGCAGATCAAAAGCCGGGGCTGACAGCTGTCAGCCCCGGCTTTTTTGCGCGCGCATGTAGCTTGACCCCGGAATATGCACTTGCCCAGGGGATGGCTCTTTCATGGCTGGCACTACTGATTTCGTCGGCGTTCGCGTCTTCTCAGATCTGCGATCGACCGTCGCCAAAATCGATACGCGCGACAGCACCGTCATCGGCATGGTGCTTCCCGCGCCGCTTGCCGACAATACCGCGTTTCCGCTCAATGAGCCGGTTCGGCTCTCGACCGAGGACACCGACCAGCTCGCGCTGCTCGGCGCCGGCCTTGCCCTGGACACCGTCTCCCAGATCAAGTCCGAGGGCATCGTCGCAGACATCGCCTTCGTCCGCGTGGCGCATTCTGCGGCGTCCGTGCCGGCCGACAAGCTGGCGGCCGAGATCAACAATATCGTCGGCTCGGCCGGTGCCAAGACGGGCGTTTACGCGCTCCTGGAATCGAAGGCACATATCGGCCTTGAACCCGGCAGCATCATCGCACCGGGCTATATGGCCGACCGCACGGGCAACGTCGCCAATGCCGTCGCCACGGCTGCTGCGGTCGTCGCCGACAAGCTGATCGACTGCATCGTCTTTGCCGATACTCCCGTCACCAACCGGGAAGCCGCCGCGACCTGGGCGGATGACTTCGCTACCGCGCTGAACGTCGTCGCCTGCTATCCGCAGGCTGTCGTCAACCTGGGCGCCGGCAACGTCACCCGGCCGATCTCGGCTCACTTCGCCGCTGCCATGGTCCGCCGGGACAAGGAAGTCGGCAATCCTTACAAGGCGTTCTGGAACCGTCCCCTACAGGGCATTCTCGGACCGTCCGTGCCGGTCGGCTATACCGATGGCGAGATCACGTCCGACGCCAACTTCCTCAACCAAGCGGGCGTCGGCACTGTCATCGAGGGCAAGCTGCTCTGGGCGCCGTTCACCACGGCAACCGACCCGACCGTTGCCAGCTGGCGCTCGATCAAGAAGATCCGCACCCGCCGCGCGATCGAGAAGGCCATGCTTCGCCCGTTGCGCCAGTATCTCTCCGAGGACATCCATCCGGACGTCGTCTCGCTGATCTACCGCGCCTGCGACCAGTTCCTCTCGGATCTGAAGACGCTGAAGGCTCTGATCGACTACGAGCTGGTCTGGTCGAAGTCGATGAACCCGGCCTCGATCCTCGAAGCCGGCGCCCTTCGGGTAAAAGCCCGCTTCGCCGAAACTCCGGATCTCGTCGACCTGCAGATCTACGACGAACCAATGCCGGAAGCCTTCGACGTCCTCGCTGCGGCGATCGCCGCTTCGCTTTCCCAGCTCGGCCTCAACGGCGTCCGTGTAACGGCCTAAGGAGAACAACATGGACCGCATCATTCGAGGCGCCAACTGGTACTGCCAGCAGACCAACCAGCGCCAGCGCGTTGACGAAACCACGCTGCCGGCGCTTTCCCGCGAAATGATCTCGATGGTCATGGGCGGCGGCTACTTCGGCCTAGAGCTGCCGGCCGAGATCCAGCCGCTGACCGCCGAGATGACGGTCAACGGGGTGCATGAGGATTTGAAGAGCCGGTTCGGCCGGGAGCCGGGCGACTGGACCGAGCTGCGCTACTACGAGAGCCTGCTCAATGTTTTCCCTGCGAGCACCACTGGCGAAGTCGCCGCGGCAGGCGCTCCGCAGCTGACTGGCCGGATCGTCTTCATCAAGGGCCTGCTCAACGGCTTCGAACAGGGCGGCGTCAAGGGCATGAAAAGCTCGGGCGCGACCCGCCTGCGCTGGTCCTCGATCGTCCTCTACCACGATCTGTTCAACGGCCGGACGGTCCACAAGTTCGACGTCCAGAACAACGAGCTGATCATCGACGGCGTGAACTACACCGCCGAACATAATCGCATCATCGCGGCCTGATCCGCATCCAGGAGCGCGGCGAAGGCCGGTCGTCACGAGGGCGGCCGGCCATTTCTTTGAGGAGGCTTTGAAGCATGATTACTGCCCAGGTTAAGACACCGATGTCCAAGGACGATCCGACCGACATGAAGGTCGAGGTGATCCCACTGCCCCCGCCTGAATTGTGGGGCGAGCTGAACAATGCGCCGGCAGTCCCGGCAGCTGCCCCGGCTGCAGCGCCAGAAAGACCGGAACCGCCGCATCGAGAAGAGGAGCAGCTCGACTTTGTCGAAGATCCTTCCGTCGTGATCCCTTTGAAGTTTCCGTTTAGGCGTCAAGGCATCGTGGTCTCCAGCATCACCGTTCGCCGTCTGACGATAGGTCAAGTGAGCGGTCTGGTGACCCGGATCGGCGGCGGCGAGATCTCGACTTTCGACATTTATTCCGAGATGACCGGGCAGCCTGCAGCCGTGCTGCGCGGGCTTGTTTCGGAAGACGGGACGGAGGTCAGCAACGTGGCCTACGGTTTTTTGCCCCCGTCGCTCCGAGCGGGGGACGAATAGTGGGCGACCTGCGACTTTGGCGCACCTATGCCGCCAAAGTCGCATCCTACCTGCATACGCCTCTTCCGATCGTCCTCAGGTTCTATTGGGACGAGCTCCTTCGCTGGCACGAGGAAGCTCGCGCGATCCATCTCGAAACCTTTGGCTTGCTGCTCGCTATGAAGGAACCCGGTAAATGAACGACATGAACGTCGCGCTGAAGCTTCGTCTTCTCTACGAGGCGAGGAATGCCAAAGAAGCGGAACGTGACCTCAAGGAACTGAAGCGCGCAGGTGACCAGCTCGGCCGGGTTAAGGCCGATGGGCTCGGAAAGGGGCTCGCCGGTGTTCGCCGCGAGGCGGATCGCAGCGAAAAGGCAATCATCCAACTCGATCGGCAAACCCGGCGTTTAAACACTGCCCGCACCGACGTGGCTGAAAGAGAGATCAAGGCCCTCGGCGCTGCCGGCAAAGCCGCCCAGCGCGATCTGGATGGCCTCGAAAAGAAACTCCGATCCGTAGACGGTAAAAAATTCCAGCAAATGGAAAAACCGGCAAGTGCGTTGGATGGCACGATGCTGTCCCTCGGGAAGAACGCAGCCGGTGCAATTGCCGGCCTGGCCGCATTCGCTTCCGTCGATCAAATCGTTCGTGGCCTCGAAGCCCTTAGTGCCCAATTCCGCAGGCTCGATCGCGATGTGGCCTCGGTTGCCGTAACGGCGGAAATGCGGACCCCGGAGGCCATTGAGAAGATTGGGAAGTCGAACGAGCGACTTTCGATCCGTTACGGCCTTAATCAGACGGAGGTCAACTCGGCCCGCAAGTCCTACGCCGCCGCCGGTTTCGGTCTAGACCAGCAAGAAGCAATTCTCGATCCAACGTTGAAGGCTGCGAAGGCCGGAGATAGCACTGGCGAGACGATGTCGAAGGCAATTATCGCTGCACAGCAGAACCTCGGCGTGAAGAGCGAGGAGGTTCCTGCCGCGCTCGACATGATGGCCAAGGGTTCGAAGCTTGGAAGCTTCGAAGTCGATGCGATGGCAAAGAATTTCCCTGCCTTGGGCACCATGCTGGCCGGTACCGGCCGCAGTGGGCTTGGCGGATGGGCCGAACTCGTCGCATTGGCCCAAGTTACCCGCATGGGCGCCGGCAGCCAGGACGAGGCAGCGACCAATCTGCAGAACCTCATCGCCAAGCTCACCTCCAAAGACACCGTCGATAACTTCGAGAAGAAGGGAGTAAGCCTTCCGAACCTCCGCAAGAAGGCGGACAGCCAAGGGACCGCCTATCTCACAGCGGTCATGGATGAGGTCATGCGGCTCACCGATGGCGACACCTTCAAGATTGGCGAATTGTTCGGCGATCAGCAGGCCGGGTTGGCTTTGAAGCCGCTGCTGGCCAATCGTGCGAAGTACGAGGACTTTCTTCGTCAGATCATGAAGGAAAGCTCAGGCACGGTTGATGCTGACTATGATTTTCTTCGGTCACGTCCACAGGAGCGGGCCGATCGCCGGGGCGCAGCGCTCCAGGCCACTGGCGACAAGGTTGGCAGCAACTATGAAGCTTTCGTCGGCCCGATCAAAGAGTGGCTCGTCCGTCTAGCCAACAGCGACTATGCGATACAGGAGCGTGGCTACGACGAGACCAAGCGGTTGGGCGGTGTGGACGTGGAAGCCCTTCAGGCCGACATCGCCGAACGCGAGAAACGGCTTGGCGCAATCCCCCCGGCCAAAGGGGATGTAGACGTCCTTTATTCGGCGCGGCAAACGCTTGCGCAGGAGATACAGCAATTAAAGATGGAGCTGGAGGCCGCAACCAAGGTCCAGGCGGAAGGAAGCGGCCCAGACCTGGGCAAGACAACGGGTACCATACCCGTTCCCCTTCCTCGCCCCGATCAGCAACTCGACAAGGACATGTCTGGTGCTGCCGAAAAGGCGATGAACGGCTATAATCAGACGCTCAATGCGGCGGGTGACCAAGCAGTTCAGATCGCGCGCGAGAAGTCGGCGCAAATCCAGGATGCTCTAACGTTCACAGCGACCCCCACGATTGCGCCAACGTTCGCACCGCCGGCACCTTCGCCAGTGGCCGGACCCGACAAGCGCTCCTCGATCACGCCAGTCACCAACAGCAAGGTGACCCAATACATCAGCTCGCCAAACTCGAAGATGGCGGGCATCAGGGCACGGCGCGAGCAAGGCCGGGCGATCCGCCTCGCAATGGCCGGCGCCTACGATGATCTGGGGACCCGGCCGGCATGAGCGTCTTTCACCCCAACGGCGCCTTGCTCTCGATCGGCGGCGCCATTCTCTACACGATCGGCCTCAACCCGCAGCGGCTTTCCTATTCGAGCGAAGCCCGTTTCCCCGCTCATCCGATTGCCGCGGGCATGACCTACCAGAAGACCGGCGCCGGGGCCGAGACGGTGACGATCGAGGCGAAGACCCTGCCGCACGTGTTCGGCGGCCTGGATGCCTACGCGATCCTGAAGGCGCACCATCGATCGCAAGCGGCGGTCCCGTTCATCCGGTTGAGAGGAAACTACCTCGGCGAAGCCAGCGGCCTTTGCGTCATTGAGACGCTCGACAGTGACGAAGAGCGCCTGCACCCGTTCGACGGCGTCGGCCGCGAAGTCGAGGTGACGATCGGGTTGATCATGCTGCCCGCGTCCCTGGGCGGCTTTGCCAGAAACCTGATCACCGGCATCGGAGGCCTTCTGTGACCACCTATACCGTTGCCTATGGCGGCGAGCGCCTCGATCGTATTGCCCGCAAGACATTGCAGACCGAGCAGCAGGGCGCGGTTGATGCCATCCTGCAGGCAAATCCCGGTCTGGCGGCGGTCGCGTTCTCGGGTGTGGTGGACGCCGACACGGAGATCCGGATCCCGGAGGATTTCGCACCGGCGCCGGCCGAAACCTTCACTCTGGCGTGGGAGTGACGTCATGAGGAAGCCTGCCGTCCGCATCATCGGGCAAGGTGGAACCGACCTTATTCCGGGTTGGCTTCAATCCCTGACCCGTGTGTCCTTCACGGACAACGACGGTGGTGACGCCGACGATCTCGAAATTGAGTTCGCGGTGTCCGCTCCGTTCCCTGCCAGCCCTGCGGAGGGCACTCGCTATCAGCTGTTCTACGGCTGGGAGGGCGGGTCTCTGCGAAACGGCGGGCAGTTCACCTATCAAAGCGACAGCCTCACAGGCGATGCCGAGAGCGGTTACCTGATGAACATGGTTGCCCGATCGGCGGACTTCGTCGACGCGGACAAGGCCTCCGATACCGAACATTTCGAAAAGACCACGGTCGGCGAGATCGTCAACTGGATCGCGTCGAAGACGGGGAAGGCCGCGATCGTAGATCCGGAGATTTCGTCGATCGAGATCCCGTACCGGCTTCGGTACAATCAGTCGGCAGTCGGCTTTGTCAAAGAGATTGCCGAGGAGTTTGGCGGAACGCTCAAGCTCGCGGGCGGCAAGATGCTGATGCCCAAGCGGAGCGGCGGAAAGAACGCTTCCGGTCAGGAACTGCCGGCGATCGCTGTCACCTTCAACCAGGTCATCTCCTTCGAGATCTCGTCGGAGGGTCGCGGCAAGTTCAAGGACGTTGGGGCCCCGTATTTCGACCCGATGGAGGGCGTCCAGAAGCTTTCCAAGGCGGCCGGCATCGGTGAACTGTCCCGGTTCCTTGGCCTCCATCCGGCTCGCTCGGTCGAGGAAGCAAGTCACGCCAGCAAGGCCCAGGCGGGCGAGCTTGGGCGAGGCACGATCTCGGGCAGCGTGACGATGGAGGGCAGCGACGGGGCGATGGCAGGAGCGCCTGTGAGCCTTTCGGGGTTTGGCGCAAGCCGGGATGGCCTCGACCTGGTCGCATCCTCGATCCAGCACGAATGGAGCTTCGACGAGGCAGGCGGCTGGTTGATGACGATCGAACTGGCGAACAAGAAGCAGGGGGCCAACAGCGCATAATTTCCGCCCGGTTAAACCGGGCGGCCAGGGTGCGTTAACACCCAAGCGACGGGCCTTAGTTTGGCGACCAGACCCGTCCGACAGCAGATTTGCACAACCGTCGCACCCGTACCCTGCAGGGCGGGATCTCTGTGACTGAGTCGTGAGCTTTTTGACATGGTGAATTTCCGGCCGATCGAGCCGACCAATCCCGCTGCCCCTTACATCGGCGGCAAACGCATCTTGGCGAAAAAGGTCATCCAGCGGATCAATCAGATCCCGCATGATGCCTATGCTGAACCCTTTGTCGGCATGGGAGGCGTTTTCCTGCGCCGTAACCAGCAGCCGAGGATGGAAGTGATCAACGACATCAACGGCGATGTCGCCAACTTCTTCCGCATCCTGCAGCGGCACTATCCGCAGTTCCTGGACACGCTCCGTTTCCAGATCACGTCCAGGCGCGAGTTCGATCGGCTGGCCCGCACCGACCCGTCTACGCTGACTGACCTGGAGCGAGCAGCGCGCTTCCTCTACCTTCAGCGCCTAGCCTTCGGCGGGAAGGTGAGAGGGCAAAATTTCGGCGTGTCGATGCTCGGCGGTCGCTTCAATCTCATGAAGCTGGCACCGCAGCTCGAAGAGATCCACGAGCGCATGGCAGGCGTCGTCATCGAGAACCTGCCTTGGCAAGCGTTCATCGAACGTTACGATCGGTCGGGCACTCTCTTCTATCTCGATCCGCCGTATTGGGGCAGCGAGGACGATTATGGAAAGGCGGTATTCAGCCGGGCAGACTTCGCTGAGATAGCTGAGGCACTCCGCCGGATCAAAGGTCGTTTCATCCTGTCTTTGAACGCCGTTCAGGGTGTCTTCGAAACCTTCTCAGGGTTTGAGATCGAGGAGGTCGACTGCACCTATTCTATTGCCGGCGGCGGCTATGGGAAAGAAGTGAAGGAGGTGATTATCTCCACTTCAGGCGGGGTTAGATCCTGACTTCGGATTGTTAAAAACCGCCGAAAAGAACCGGCCGACGCGACTAGCCGGATTAAGAGATTTAGCAAAGTTATCAAGGCCCCTGATCACGACGTATATTCCGGCCAGAAACGGGATCAGAGACGGGAAATTGTTGAGTGACACGGCGGGAGCCGTGTTGTCTATCGTCCAAATGCCGACGAGGATCTCTAAAAATCCGTATACGCTTGGAAGATAGCCTCTGCATCCAAAGAGCATAAGGGCGAGAGCGACACCTAGCGGCGTGACCAGGTAGGGCGATATCCCTGCGACCCATCTCAAGACATCTGTCGGTGATGGCAAGAACCCGAAAAGGTCAGGCGGCTGGTACCCTAGAAAGTCCACTGCGAGCGAATAGACAAGTGAGGCGCTAACGCCTAAAAGAGCAGGCACCAGAAAACGCAGAGCGTAATCGTTCACCTGACCCGCCCGACGCGCAAACTGCAGTCTCATGGCCGCGTCGGCTAATCTCTCAAGAGTTCCGAGATCGGCTCCCTGCGAAATCTTTTGTTCAAGCGATCGAAGAATGGCGACCCGATCGTCGTCATCGGCGCGAGCCGCGACATCGCGAACTCGTTGGACAGCCAAATCCGCACGACGTTGGACCTCAATACGCTCGGTTTGTAGCCGCTTCTCATTGGGATCGAATCGCATCCGCCCGCTCCATTGTCGGTTGCGGCAAGAGGCAAACACAGACGGATGTGATCGAGCAATAGGTTTCATCCTCATATAACGTGAACAAGACTTTTTTGACTCGCCTTCTGCGCGAATCCTGCTTTCATAGCAGTTCTATTGGCAGGGGGAGTTAGTGCGAAAGATTGCTCACTATCGTCGCGTGATCTGGTTAAGCCAGAACCCGCAAGACATGAAGAAACATCTTGATAAAGCGCTTGCGAAGGCGCCGGATGTTGCGGATACCAAATTCGAATACCGGTCCGACACTGACGCTCAAATCACGGCTCGGGATGTTACCGCACCGGCGACAGGCGTCTACTTCACTTTATTTAAGGAGGGGCGACGCACGGCATTGATCGAAAACGGCGGAGCCAAGGTGATCAAACGGAAGCCCCCGCGTGGAGAAGAGTTTCTGCGTACCGGCATCATGCTTGTGGTTGTCGAAAATCATCTGGCTTTTCTAGCCGACGGCCACACGAATGATGGGCAGATTACTGCTCTCCTTCAGCACTTTTTCAAGCAGCAGGGGTTAAAAGACAGCGCGACCCAGTTCCTACTCCAGCCAAAAGCTAACCAGAAACAATTGGCGCGACTTCTAAAGCAGGGGGTAAAATCGATTGATCTGGGGCTCACCTCATTCGCGGCAACCGTTGACGAGCTCAATGAGAAAGGCAAAAACTCAAAGTGGATGACACCGATCGCGGCGATAGGAAATCAACTTCGGAACGCGATGAAGAAGGACAGAACCCCCGCCGAAATCGAAGCTGCGAGCGAGATCGAGGTAAGAATTCATCTGGGGTACGATGGTCGCGGCGACAAGGCGCTTGTCTCGAAGCTTTTAGGTCAACTAGCGATCGGCGTGGAAGATAATGCGGCTGAGTTCAAAATTGTCACAAACGACGACGCGGTTATCACCCACGACAAATTGGTGATTAAGATGGAAGTTGAGGTTAGTGGTGATGATGTCGCTTCGGATCACCAGAGCGCATTCGATCAACTGAAGCACGCGTTGGTCTCTTGGAAAAAAGCGGGGGTATTCGATCAATGATCGGCACGCGAGGGTGGTACATTATCTTCTCTCTGGCTGCTGCCAGCGCAATCACTTACGCTTTCCCAAATGCACTGGAGAAGTCGACGACGGCGTTAGAGGGAATAATAAGTGTATTCTCCATTCTTGCGGGCGTCCTGGTTGCCGTGATGTCGATCATTGGCGATCCTTCGATGCTCCTTTCCGGTAATTGGCGTCTAGGCTATGAACACGCCAAGGACATCCAGGCCAAGATCGGCAACTATGCAAATCTCATTGCCGTCTATGTCGTAACTCTGCTTCTCGTCTTGATAGCTATCGTACTCAAGGAAGCATTGGTGCTTGGGTACGACTGGTTTTTTGGCGTCGTCCTCTGGTTCACTTCATTTGGCTTCCTCCTTTCAATTCCGCTGCCGTACAGCCTCATGGCTATTCAAAAGGAGCGTATGAATGAGGAGATCAAACGGCGCCGGCACGGCGCTTAG